TCTTTGCTCTTATCTGAAACGAACCAAACCAGTTCAGGTGGTTTCAGTTTGGCTGCGTCTGAGTCGCCTGAGTTCGGCAGGGTTTTGCCACGGTTAGAAACGCCAATTGTTGAAGGCCCAACTTATGGTGATCTGGTTGCAGGTTGGTCTGAGCGAGTGCTCAACAAAACTTTGTTTGGGTGGCAACGTCAAGCATTGAACGGCCAGTTGACCCATGATGACAACGGTGATCTAGTGCATCGTGAATCTCTTGTTTCGACTGCTCGACAGAACGGCAAGTCCGTTGCGCTCACAGCGCTTATCGGCTGGTGGCTTACAGACTTTGCAGCGATGCGTGGCAAACCAATGCGTGTTCTTTCTACGGCCAACAAACTAGATCGTGCTGTTGCCATCTTCAATGAACTTGCCCCGGTACTAGAGGCGCACTACGACGCCAAAGTCACTTGGTCTTATGGGCGCAACAAAGTCGAGATAGGCAATTGTGTTTGGGAGGTTCGTGCTGCGACGCCTCATTTGCATGGTGGAACTTACGACCTGATTATTGTGGACGAAGTTTGGAATGTCACCGAGGAAGTTTATTTTGACGCACTACGGCCGTCACAAATTGCTGTGAAATCACCGTTGCTTTCTTCGTGGTCAACCAGTGGCGATGAAGGGTCCAAGACTATGCAACGTCTTCGTGAGCAGGCACTGGGGGCGATTGACAAACACAAACAGACACGGCTTTATTTTGCTGAATGGTCACTGCCAGATGTTGACCCAAACGATGATTCGTATTGGCGTTGGGCAAACCCAGCCTTGGGGGAAACCATCACCCTTGACGCTCTTCATGCAGCTGCAGAATCTCCCGACCGTGCAGCGTTCCTTCGAGCGCACCTAAATCTGTGGGTCTCTTCGGCTGACGCATGGCTACAACCTGGCGTTTGGGAAAAACTCAAGACCGAGCAGGAATGCCCTGCCGGTGGCGTGTTGGCTGTGGATTGTTCTGTGGATAGTTCTAAGTATGTGGGGATTCGCTGTGGACTAACTGAGGAACAAACCATTGTGGCAACGGTCGAATTTTCTACCGAGTCAATGAAAGAGATGTGGCTACAGATTGAGAAGGCGATGGAGGCAGACCCAAAACTGCGTCTGGTCATCTCGCCAACTCTTGACGTGCACACCCCCGAAAAGTTAGAACGCAGGCGCACCACTTTCGGCTATGCAGAAATCCTCAAACTGACAGCCCTCACTAGATCGCTAATTTTGGAGCATCGGGTTTTGCACCGTGGCGAAGAACTACTAGCAAGCCACGTCAACAGGGCTGTCCTTGCTAGGGCTAACGGCCAAGTGGTTATCTCTTCTCAGCGTTCACCTGGGCCTATCGAAGCAGCCCGACTTTTGGTGGTTGCTGCAGCGATGGTGTCACGCCCAATAAATACTGGCAAAGCTGCAATGGCTTTCCGTAGATAGTTGCATTTGCAACAATTGTGTGTAAGACTCCGAGCGTGGGTCTTTTCTCTCGCAAAATCCGAGCCGAATACGCCAGTGCGCCTATTAAGGCTGCTGCTGGTGTCGGCTCGTCCGGAATACCTGCTTTTTATGCGTGGAACGCTGGCACAGTTGAAACACTGGCGTTGTCACTGCCCACCGTTTCACGCTCCTATGACCTGATGGCTTCGACCATTGGAAGCCTTGAGTTCAGGCAGTGCACAAAGCAGTGGACAGGCGAAAAATACGAAAAGATTTATGTGCCAAACGAAACGTGGATGGAGCGCCCTGATCCAAACTTGCCACGTCAGTTCATGCTTGCAAATACCTTCAAAGATTTGTGGTTTTACGGTCGAGCCTTTTGGTATGTGACTTCTCGTAACGCCAGCGACGGACGCCCAATGTCTTTCCGTTGGTTAGCAGCTGCAAACATTCAAACTCCCGACGAAACTGGCCCACAGTATTTCGGGATGACTGACAACATTCAGTTTAACGGTGTCAACATTGACGCTTCAAATGTGATCACTTTCTTGTCGCCGACAACTGGACTTATCTTTACTGGTCAGCGAGCATTCAACATTGGCTATCACTTAGACCAAGCAGCAGACCGATACGCCACCATTGAAACTGTGCCTGGCTACCTTCAGCAAACTTCTGCTGGCGAGACTATGTCGGGTGAAGAACTTGGTGATCTTGCTGCATCGTGGGCATCTGCTCGCCGTGATGGAAACGTCATTGGCGCACTTAATAACTTTGTGGAGTTCGTCGAGTTTGACAAAGACCCGATGAGTGTGAACAGCGAACAACGCCAGTATCAAGCACTCGATTTGTCACGCCTCTGTAGCGTTCCTGCCTATCTCGTTTCGGCACCAACCCCCGGTGCTTCAATGACCTACCAGAACGCACAGCAGGCACGTCAAGACCTTTGGTTGTTTGGTGCGCAGATGTACGCCACAGCAATCACACAGCGCCTTTCAATGGATGACGTGTTGAGCCGTGGACGCCACGTTGAATTTGACCTAGACGATCTACTTGAGCAAAACGACATGGCCGAAATGTACAAAGAACCTGAAGTTGCAACACCATCGGAGACAGAATTATCATGATCAGACTTCAAGCCATCCCAGTGACACTGGATGCTGCTGCAGGCGAAGATTCACCACGCACCATCACAGGCGTTGCCGTACCTTGGGATGTCACAGCAACAGTTTCAGACGGCACAAAGGTTTCTTTCCTTCGTGGCGCTTTTGACCTTGAAGCAAAGAACCCGAAACTTTTGGAAAATCACGATTCTTCGCAGTTGCGTGGCGTTGTGACTGAACTTGCAGATTCAGAAGAAGGACTTTTGTTTACTGCAAAGTTTGCCAAGACCAGAGCATCAGATGATGCGATTGAACTTGTCAAGGCAGGCGCTTACGACTCCGTGAGCGTTGGCGCTATCCCACTGAAGTTCACAACCACAAAAGACGGAACAATGATTGTTTCTTCAGCATCGCTAGAAGAGATCAGCCTTGTTGCATCCCCGGCATTCAAGGATGCCATCATCACAGAAATCGCTGCTTCCGAACCTGAAGAAGAAGCAACCGAAACCCCCAACAACGACACTTCCGAGGAGGAAACCATGTCACAAGAAACACCAGCAGTCGAAGCCTCCCAGCCCGACATTATTCAAACTCCACTGCTTGCAACAGCACGTCGTGAGTTCAAACTTCCATCAGCATCCGAATACATCGCAACCTTCGTTCGTGGTGGCCACGACTGGGCACAGATGAACGCAAACATCCGTGCAGCAGCACCCGACGTTGTAACCAGCGACATCCCCGGCGTCATCCCAACTCCAATTGTTGCACCGATCTACAACAACTTCCAAGGCCGTCGCCCACTTATCGACGCCACTGGAGTTCGTTCAATGCCACAAGGTGGAGCAGTGTTTATCCGTCCAGTAGTAACAACTCACTCGACAATTGGAACTGCCACACAGAACACCACAATTTCAGCATCAGCATTTGAAGTTGACGATGTGCAAATCACCAAGACAATTCAAGGTGGCTATGTTGAAATCAGCGAAGCCTCAATGGACTGGTCACAGCCTGAAGTCCTCGGCGCTTTGTTAGACGACATGGCTCGTGTTTATGCAGACCGTACCGACCTGCTTGCGTGTTCAGAACTTGACACTGGCACAACGAACAGCAACAACTTTGCAAACGCATCAGTCAGCGACCCTGCTTACTGGGTTGAGTGGATGTATACAGCAGCTGCAGACATTCTCAATGGCTCGAATGGCAACTTGCCTTCAGTTCTTGCTGTGTCACCAAACGTCTGGAAGTTGCTTGGCTCATTGAGCGACACTGCAGACCGTCCGTTGTTTCCACAGGTTGGCCCAATGAACGCATACGGCACACTTAGCCCCGGTGGAGACGCAGGTTTTGCATTTGGACTTCGTGTTGTAGTTGACAGAAACATCACTGCGCTCGGTATGTACATCATGGACCCAACAGCAATTGAAAACTGGGAACAGCAAAAAGGCGCAATCAGCATTGAGCAGCCTTCACAGTTGTCACGCCAAATTGCTTTCCGTGGTTACTTTGCTTCAAAGGTCATCGACCCAACCAAGTCCATCAAGGCTGCTTTCGTCTAAACCGACGAACTACTAGAGGAACTGAAGAACCATGGCCACTTATGATCTAGCGTTTCACACACGCCTAGACGGTGTTGTGGTTCTTCAGACCTTTGTAGAAACAGGTATTCAAGTCGGTGATGTTGTCACCATCGCTGGCGCTGGGCATAACATCAACGGCACACACACCGTCCTATCAACGCAAGATAACGAATACATCGGACAGTCAGACGAAGGCGACTTTGAGTTTGACAACGAAGTGATTCGACTGTTTCAGTTTCTTTTCCGAGACGCTGGCGACGATTTAGAGCGTTCTGTTGCTACAGGTACTGTCACTTTCACACCGTCTGTATCGTGGATACAGGCTTCCGATGTGACAAGTTGGTTAGGTATTGACGTGGCTACTGCTAACGACACGGCCTTCATAACGGTCTGCGTCAATGCCACCAACAACTGGTGTTTCAGAAAGCGTCGTGAGGCTGGCTATACAGACTCGATGACAACAGTGCCAGGTGCCGATGTGAAACTTGGGGCGATCATGTATGCAGCAACTCTCTACCGTGAGCGTGGCTCTGCAGATTCGTTTGCCTCATTCGACGCAATGTCTTCAATACCTATCCCTTCAACCATGGGACGAATCATGTCTCTCATTGGTTGTGGCCGTCCACAGGTGGCGTAATGGCTGCATCTGGAATCCTTGTTGACGCAGTGAACGCAATCAAAACAGCGCTCACAGCGTTGGGTTTGAAACCAGTCACAGACCCACGCAACGCACGCCCAATGTCTGTCTTTATTGAACTCCCAGTAATGACGTCATTCACTTACAACGTGGGCGACTTTCGCATCCCAGTTCGCATACTTGCAGCTCCCCCCGGCAACCAAGATTCAGGTGACTACCTGATGACCACGGTTGACACAATTATGAACTCTTCCATTGCCGTAGTTGACGCCCGACCGGGCAACGCTTCATACGGTGGGCAAGACATACCAACATACGATTTGACTGTGGCTATCGCAGTCAGACGAAACTAGAAAGGTCAGAAATGGCATCAACAACATTCCTCAGCAACGCAACTGTGAACATCACACAGGGTGCTACTACATACACAAAGATTGGCGACAACGCCAACCAAGTGACATTGACCATCGGTCAGGACTCGCTTGAATCAACAGCATTCGGTGACACTGGTCATCGTTTCGTTGGTGGCCTTCAGAGCGTTGAAGTTACTATTGAGTTCTTCCTTGCTTACGGTGGCTCAGGCGCAACAGCAGAAGTTGAAACAGCACTTGCAGACATGGTCGGCAAAGGCAGCACAACACTCATCATCAGCCCATCTGGAACGACTGAGTCAGCGTCTAACCCTGAGTACACCATTACAAACGCAATGTTGGAAAACTTTACGCCTATCAACTCAACCGTGGGCGAACTCGCAACCGTGACGGCTACCTTTACTGGTGGCACATGGGTTCGAGACATTACCTGATCTAAGGAAAGAGGGAAACAATGAAAATCCAACTACGCATCACGCCGAACGAAGGCGAACCATACGAACTAGAAACAAATTTGTTTGTAGTGGTCGCTTGGGAACGCAAGTTCAAACAGAAGGCATCTTCACTGGCCAATGGCATCGGCATTGAAGACCTTGCGTTTATGGCATACGAATGTTGCAAACAACACAACGTTCCAGTGCCCATAACATTTGACGAATACATCAAATCCGTGAACGCCGTGGAGGTAGTTGGTCAAGAAGACCCAAAAGCCACGGAAGCAACAGTTACAGAAGAGCCTTAGCAGAAGTACTTGTTGCCACCGGGTATTACCCCCCACAAATACCATTTGAGACGGATGACCTAAACACGGTCATTGAGATTTTGAATAAACAACAGAAAGCAGCGAAACGGAAATGACAGCATCAGCCTCCATAGAAATGACAGGTCTGAAAGAAGCCATCCGTTCACTGAACAAAGTTGAACCTGGTCTTCGTAAAGAGTTCACCAAGAACGCCAACGAAATCGCCCAACCAGCCATCCGTGAAGTTCAGCAGGGCTACGCAAAAATTCCTTTGTCGGGTATGGCTCGAAACTGGACAGACAAATCAGGACGCAAAATCTTTCCGTTCTCCGTGGCTAAGGCACAGTCTGGAGTCAAGTTGAAAGTGGATGCTGCAAGGGAAGCCGTGAGCCTGATCTACATCACACAGACCTACGTCGGCGCTGCCGTCTTCGAGGCTGCAGGGCGTAGCAACCCCAACACACTGGGAGACTCTCTAGGGCCACTCAAACCCAACCAGACGAGAGTTCTTGGGCCTTCTGTATTTAGGAAGCGTGGCGAAATTGAAAAGGCTTTACAACGCCTCTCAATGGATGCCATTCAGCGTGTCCAGAAAGAACTGAACTAATGGCTCTGGCTATACCAATCATAAGCACCTTTGACGGAGGTGGAGTTTCCAAGGCAATCAACGAATTCAAAAACCTTGAAGGCGCTGGCAAGAAAGCCCAGTTTGCTATCAAAAAAGCAGCCGTTCCTGCAGCTGCAGCATTGGCTGGTTTAGCCGTTGTCCTGGGCGACGCAGTATCGGGCGCTATTGAAGACGCTGCAGCCCAAGACCTGCTTGCTAACAGCCTAAGAAAGACCACTGGCGCAAACGACGCACAGATTGCCAGCGTCGAAGACTGGATAACGGCACAAGGTCAATTGCTCGGAATTTCGGACGACAAATTGAGGCCGACGTTGAATCGGCTCGCTAGGGCAACTGGTTCAGTTACTACGGCGCAAGAGTTGGCGACTCAAGCCATGGACATTGCAGCAGCCACCGGCAAACCACTGGAAACCGTCGTAGGCGCATTAGAGAAAGCCTATGGTGGCAACCTTGCAGCCCTAGGCAAACTTGCTCCTGAATACCGTCAGATGATCAAGGACGGCTCAACCTTTGAAGACGTCATGTATGCACTTGCCCAAACCACTGGAGGTGCAGCTGCAGACGCAGCCGAAACGACAGCAGGCAAGTTTGCTCGACTGAAACTTGGTTTTGACGAAACAAAAGAATCCATCGGTGCAGCACTTTTGCCAGCCGTTGAATCTGTCTTGCCTTACCTTCAGAAGTTTGCAACGTGGGCACAAAACAACCCACAGACATTCATGATTATCGCAGGGGCTCTAGCAGCAATAGCAGCGTCCATTGTCGCCATCAACATTGCCATGGCACTCAACCCAATTGGGCTAATCGTCATTGGCGTCATTGCTCTCATTGCTGGTCTTGCTATTGCCTACAAAAAGTTTGAAGGTTTCCGAAACATTGTTGACGGCGTATTTGGCGCTATTAAATGGTGGATTACAAACATTGTCATTCCACAGTTCAACCTCATGCTGACAGTGTTCAAAACAATCTTCAACGGCATCGCCTCAGTCTGGAACAACACCATTGGCAAGTTTTCTTTCACTGTGCCGTCGTGGGTGCCCGGTATCGGTGGCAAGGGTTTTGCTATGCCTGACATTCCGATGTTGGCTGCAGGTGGCATTGTTACTGGCCCGACGCTGGCGATGATCGGTGAGGCAGGCCCAGAGGCTGTTATCCCTCTTGACCGTATGGGGCAGATGGGTGGTGGTGGCACAACTGTCAACATCAACGTCAACGGTGGCGACCCTCAAAGCGTGGTAA